ATTATGTTTCTTTTTATGCTGTTCCCAAGCTTTTACAAACTCTTCATAAGTAAAATGCAAATCATAATGCCCAAGTGCTATCTTACGCGCCCTTGTTACATCTTTATTAAAAGTTCTCCTTCTAATGTTTCCTTTCTTGTATTCTCATTAATGGTTTTTTGTTTCTCTGCAAATTCTGCAGTTTGAGTGATATATTCACCCTCAACTTTTGTTTTTTCTGTTAAAAGATTTTTGTACTCTACACTATCTTTTTTGTAGAGTTTCATTTTATCTTCAAGATCTTTTACTTTTGCATTATAACTTAGTTGAGCAAATTTCTTTTCAATATCTAACTTTTCTTGTTCTGTTTGTGCAAGAGCAAGTGCCTCCGCTTTCATCTTTTGCATTTTTGCTTCATCTAAAGCGTCTTCTGCCTCCATTTCTTTTAATCTTTTGGCTAACGCTTCTTCTCTTGCTTTGCTTCTATCTTCTAAATTTTTCTTTTCTGTCTTTGTAACTTCTTGAGTACCAGCAATAAATCTTGCATTTGCCTCATCATATCTTTTACCAAATCCTGTTACTGCGCCTTTTGCATCTTCCCAAGCACCAGTAAAGTCACCGCTAATCAATTTACCGATTGCTCTTCCAAGCATTCCAAGGCCTTGCAAGAAACTTGTCATTGCTGAATATGCAACACCGAATGCTTTTGTTACATATGGCATTGCTTGAGTTGCTAATTCAATGAGTGTATCAAATACTGGTTCTAATGCTCTGTATATTCCATTGAATATCTTTTCCATTCCAATCAGAAGTGGTTGTAATTTTTTACCTGCACCTTCTGTTGAACTAAATGCTGCAGCAACACCACCAATAAGTGAAACAAGCAAACCGATACCTGCTGCTTTTAATGCTGCACCAAATGATACTGTTGAAACTTTCAAACTATTAATACCTTTACCTACCATTCCAAGAGGACCTGGAGCAGCAGCAAGTTGATCTACCCAATCGCCAGAACTTTTCTTAGCACCAGCAATTTTATCTTCTAAATCATCAATTTCATTTGATATTCTTTTAAATTCAGCAGATCCTACAGCAGTTTCTTTAAGTTGTCTCTTAAGTTCTTTTAAACCTTTGATACTTTCATCAACATTGCTTTTAACCTGTACGTCTACTACTTCAACTTTTCTAGCCATTATATAAACTTTCTAGTTTTTGCATCTGAAAATAGTTTTCCAGAATTAAATTATTTCCTCTGAGTTTACTTATTGATGACCAATCTGGTTCTATCAATTCTAAGTTTATCTCAGTATTTTCCATTTTAGGTAATTTGTCTATAATTTCTATTTTCATAAATTAACATTGATTTGCTGATACTGCAGTTACGAATCCAGTAACTCCATCGGTGTCATAGTTTCCTAAGTTTCCAATGTATATATATGTATATGCAACTGGTATTGTTCCACCAGAATCTTCGTATACTGTACATCCTATACCAAAGTTTGCTAAGTCACAATCTGAGTAGAATGTTCTATTATTTGATGTTGCATCAGAACATGCTCCACCTTCATTTGTATTGCTTCTACCACAACCTGTTAATGCGAATAAACCACCAGGTGTTGGTGTTACTGTCATTGTAGGAGTTGGTGTTGGTGTTGGACATGGGTCTGCACAATCTCCACTATAAGTTATTGATGACCAGTTTGCTAAATCTGCAAATGGGAAACCTGGTAATACTGAATTGTTTTGAATACATGCATTGATTGTATAAGTTCCAGTAGAACCAACATTCACATAAATAACGTCACCATCACACTCAGTATATTTCAAATAACCTGTATCCGTAATATTGAGGGTTGTTGCGCTATAGCAATCTCCACAAGGTCCTGTAGGTGTAGGTGATGGTGTTGGAGTAGGGGTTGGTGTTCCTGGTGTAGGTGTAGGAGTTGGTGTTGGTGTTCCTGGTGCTGTATATGCTACATCACAATCACTAATTGGGAACACACATCTCTTTCCAATAAATCTAATTTCAAAACTGTATGTTCCACTTGTAAACTGACCACCTGCTTCTGTTGAGGTAATGGTTGTAGAAACCGTCCCTGATACCGTTGTTGATCCTGTTGATGCTGTAGATACGTAATGAACTAATCTCCATGGTTTGTAATAATCATCTGTAGGTCTAAGGATATGAACGCTTAGAATAGCCATCTGACCATTATCCAAGAAGAATGGTTCAGCATTATTCTTAACCCAAGTATAGTTAAAACTAATCTCAAGACCGTTCGCAGTAGAACCAGTTCCAATTGTAACCCCTGTAGTCGATCCAGAAACACAATTATTGTTAATATCGTGTGTAATCTCAACATCATACAATGGAGCGTCATTGTTTGGGTAAACAAAGTCGTTTTGTGTCTGTTGTCCTATGTATTTTCTACGTATCATACTATAAAATATAATTTTCTAAGTTTTATCTGTTGAGTTTATATACATCCTCCATCACAACTAACTTGTAAATCCATGTATAGGTTATTTCCAACATCACCTGATACAACTGTATATCCTGGTGATACATATGAAGGAATTGACCCATTATTCTGACAAGCAGCATCTGTTATCTCTCCTGTAACAACAATATTTGTATATGTGCTACCACCTGATGTACATTGGTCAGCATTACATCCAACTGTTATAACATCTCCAACGTAAACTGTATAAGTTCCGCTTGCAGTTGAATTTCTTGTTTCAACAGATACAGCATTTATATATAAATCATAGATACCATTTCCACCACCTAATTCACTAAATGACCAATACAATGTTGCGCTATCACTACCTGTTGGTGTGATTGTTGGAGTTATAGTTACAGTAGGGGTGACAGTAGATGTTGGTGTTATCGTTGGTGTAATACTAGATGTTGGTGTAGGCGTAGGTGTCGACCCGTCACTTGTTGGTGTTATCGTAGGTGTAATACTTTGAGTTGGTGTTATGGTTGGTGTTATGGTTGGTGTAGGTGTAGGTGTTGGTGTTGATGTTGGTGTTGGAGTTGATGGACATGTATTCACTGTATCATTTGGAAGAATAAATGTGATTCCTTTTACTACTGATGTTCCATCAAATTTATCAGCATCTCCACCAATATAAACATTATTATTGCTTGTTTCTGCAATAGCAATTACTCTTGCTGGTGTATTATCTGTATAAGTTGCTCCAGAACCATATGTACTATCAACAGAACCATCTGGATTTAATCTAATAATTGAGTTACATGATGTTCCATTATAGTCATCAAATATTCCAATAATAACTATTTTTCCATCTTGCTGTTCCAAAATTTCTGTTGGGAATGAAGCACTAAGTCCTGCATATGAAATTCCTGTACCATAAGTAAATCCAGAATATATTGAACCATCATTATTTAACATTATTATTCCATTAGCGCCAGTTCCATTATATTGTGTAAATCTACCTACAATTATTATTTTACCTGAAGATAATTCTTTAATAGCATCAATAAAATTATTAAAACCAGTACCTATTGTAAATCCACTATCTCTTGTTCCATTAGAATTTAATCTTAATATTCTATTTGTTGTTACTCCAGAATATGTTGTAAAATTACCTCCTACTAATATTTTTCCATCAGATTGAACTTCAATAGCGAAAATACTAGTTAAACTACTATATGTTGCACCACTAAAGAATGTGTTATCAATTGTACCGTCTGAATTTAATCTTGTAAGTATTTGTATAGGTATTCCATTATATCTTGGTGTAAGACCACTACTAATACCAACTAAAACTTTATCATCACTTTGAATTGTTAAAGCAAGTACTTGACTTGGAGTATTGAATCCAGTGCCGTATGTAAATCCAGTATTGATTGAACCATCTGGATTTAATGATATAATTCTATTTGCTGATGTTCCTTTATATGTTGTAAAATTACCTCCAGCAAAAATTTTACCAGCAGAATTTATTGCCAAGCACTGTCTATTAATATTTACGAATGCACCACCAAATCCTGTTCCATAATTAAATGATGTATCTATTTCACCATTTGGTTTTAGTTTAATAATTCTACTTGCTGAAACTCCTGAATAAGTTGAGAATGAACCACCTATATATAAATCTTCATTTGCATCTAATGCGATTGCATTAACTAAATTATTAAACCCTGAACTATATAAGAAACATTCATTAACAAAAGCATCAACAATATATTCAAAGTTATATGCACAATCTACAGTTGTTGCTGTAAATGTATAGGTTATTATACCTGTTGTTCCAGTAAATCCTGTGATCACGGTTGTTTCAATACCGTCGTTTGTATAATCATTTCTAAATATATCTAATGATGAATCAAATAGTGAACTACCTGTAAATGAGATAGTTATCGTATCTCCAGATTGTAAGGGACATATATATAAATCATCAACATTATCATATATTGTTGTCACTAATGTTCCGTTTTTAGTGACAGATATTTGCATACCGTCATCTTCATAACTTGTATCACCATAACTAAGTATTAATGAACCAATCGTTCCTCCTGTTACAACAGGTGTTGGAGTTGGTGTCATTGTTGGAGTTGGTGTTGGCGTTACTGCTACACCATGATACGTTGAAGAACCTGTAACAAATCCATAACTAGAAACCTTTGAGTTAAAATCTGTACATCCACTAAATACATTAAACACCTCAATTGGTGTTGCACCACTAACCCCACGTATATATGTTCTGTAATTAAAGTAGTTTAAATCTCCTGTAAATCCAGTGACAGTATTCTGCCAAAGCGAATCATATTCTCTTGGTATTCCACCAGAGTTATAATCTGTTTCATTAACTTCATATATATAATACGGAACATTTTTTAAATTACCGCTTTGTATATCTGCTATGGTTGATGTATAACCAGATACATCGCCACCAAGAACACCCACATAATAATCATAAAGAATTGACCATCCGTAAGAAGTTCCTGATAATGATGGATTTGTCATATCGGTCTCAAACTTGAATACAACACTTTGATTATCACAATAGTAATATTTAAAATATCTTGTTGGATAATCTTGATATGTGTTATTGTATTGAATAAGTTCAACCTTTGTTAATTCTGGATTAACCATGTTGAAATTTTCAATCTTATTCCACATAAAATATTGTTCATTGATTTTGATTAAATCATTTGGTTTTAGATTTTTAATATCTGTAACCTTTAAATCAAAATAACCAGATAAGAATCTTGTGTTCTTATCATATAAGTTTGATATTCTATTTTCATAGAATAATTTATATGCATCGTTTTCTGTAAATGCATCAAATGTATTTACTGCACCAAGATCAAATGAACTTTCTGAATTAAATAAAATTGAGATGCTATCATTTGTTATCTTATTCTCATCAGCATTACCAACTGGCATTGTATGAGATATAAACGGTGCTGTTGTATTTGTATCCTGACTACCACCTGAATAGTTTAAAACATAAAATCTATTTGTTAAAACTGTTCCTGAGTATGGGAATATCTCATCATATTGGTCTGTAAATGGTGAATAGTTACCAAGATAGTAGAATAGTTTTGGGTTCTGTCTCTTAACCCCTGTATATTGATAAACGGTCTTTTGTGTTCCACCGCTATTTGTTTCTGTTGTTGTACCTGCATAGTTAATTCCTAATGGTAATTTAACATCACCATTTGGTGCAGTATCTGCTGTATCCCATTGTCTTATAAATTGTGGTGAGAATACAGTTTCAATCTTTTTTGTTGTAGATCTAAAATCAGTTGGATTATAGATTTTATTCTCTCCATATATTTTGTTGTTTCTTTCTTTGAATATTTTGTTTCCTTCGTCACTATCTTCCTTATCTGTCATGATAAGTTCTGCTTCAATAAAATTGAGTGCTGGCTGTACCGTAAATCCTTTATCAAAAGATATTTTATCTGTCCAATCATGTATATCACCTGTACCAATATAATAATCAAATGGTTCTATTATAATTTGATTTGGAACATCAGGATCTTGGACAAATACTAAATCAAATTTCTTTGCTATTGATGAAAGAAAATCAATTTGTTTTATTTGATTATTCATGACATATGAAAAATCAACATATATACCATCACTAACTGGAACTTCTGTTCCTGGAGGTGCTGGAAGATATGCAAGAGGAACATTTGATCTTGGTACTGAACTTGATCTTAATTCAACAATACATGGGTTGAATGGTAGGTTTAATGTTGTTCCTGTAGTTAATGGTTGTATGGTTTGTTGAACTGGTCCAACTGTTTGACCAATCAATGATACATATCTAACTGTAAATGTGATTGGTTGTGTACAAAAAACTGGAATACCTGTTCCTGCTTTTACCACATACACGTTCATTTGTGTTCCTAGTACAGCACTACCACCTGGATATGTTGAGAATTGCCCCCAAATATTTACACCACTTGCTGGTAAGTTTTCTACTGCCCCAATTTTAGTTGAGAATTTTGTTGCTTCAGAACTGAAATACCCATACATATATAGTAACTTAAACCAAGGAGTATTGAAAAAATCTGATTTAATACTATATCCATACGTTTTAAACATCAACCTAAGAAGTTGTGAGACATTTAATGCTGGTTTAAGTTGGTTGTTTAATATGCCATCTTGAGGTGAATTGATTCTATACCTTTTAACACCAGCAGAATATGCTGCTGCATTACTAGCAAAGGAACCTACTCTTGTTGTTGTATATAATCTTGTTTGGTCTATAACCGTACCACCAGATAATCTAACATTCTCCCCATCATAATTGTAACCATTATGTATAATTGGATAGAAATAGTTTGGAACAAAGTCATATTGAAATGGTGAATAATCCCAATTTGATGTAACTGTTGCAAGATTGAATACATGGTTGAAGTTATATTCACTATCAGCATAGTTTAAATCATTCATTAAGTTATTTCCTATCTTACCAAATATGTCTGATAGAGTTGAATATAATGTTACATCATATTCTACTTTCGAATCTTGTACACTAACAGAATTTAGTTTTAGATAACCTTTAAAATAAACTTCATCGGAAATAAGAACTTGGCAATAGGCACGTTTTGTTGCATCAAAATAAAATGTTTGATTATCAACATTAAAGAAGTTTTCAAAGAACCTATTGTTTCTTTTAGATCCAGGTAATTTCAAGCCAATAGAAAAATCAGAGTTTTTCTTTGATATATCTTGTAGTTCAGAATAAGATTTATTTAATGTTATTGGAATATCATTATATAAATCTAGAAAATCATATAAGTATGATTCTTCAACATCTGGATTCAAGTATAATTCAACAACTGTATTTCCAGTTGGTGCCATAGCAATCCTAACAATATCATTTTGATATACCGTAAAATTTCCAACTATTTGTTGATTAAATCCTTGATCTTTTAGAACCTGATTTTGTTGTACACCACCAGCCCATGTATATATGAAAACACTTGATGTACCAGATAAAATATAGTTAACAATACCTCCACCATCTTTTAATTTAAACAAAAGTTCTGTTGACGATGACGATGTTCCTGTATATGGGCTTTGTGTTGTACCACTTCCAGATATTGTCATCCCTGTTGATCCAGTTAAAATAAGTTCTGCTTGAACTGGTGTAAATAATGGATCTGGTTTTCTACTTTGTACTCTTAATACTGTTTGCTGTTGTTGACTCATATTTAGAATGCTTTAACAGGGAAGTATGTATCTGCATACTTAAATGTTATTCTGTATCTATTTAATTTTCTATGTTTCTTGGTAATTGTCTCAACCTCAGTCGATAATACCTGTAATGGTCTAAGATCTTTATATACCTTATCTTGTCTATCAATTTCAGATATATAATCTGTATCCATTTGGTATACTTGAGGTGACATGAATAATTGTTGCAACCATTCACCTTGCTGCACTGTTAAATAATCAGAATCAACTACAACTTCTCTGTCAACATCCATTGCAAATGTTTTTGTAGATCTTCCTAAATCTCTATCTTGTGACGGTAGAGTTGTTGAGAAATATCTTGAGTCAAATGTTTGGGATTTGATTTTTTTAGTGTCTTGTCTATATTGAGTGAATGTGAAATAGTCATATCCTCCACGCATGTTCAAGAATGCTACTCTAAAATCTTCTGGTCCACAATTTGATTTTACATAGAAATAGAATACTTCTGATACTGGACATATTGGTCCTGCTGCTGTGCTTAGTGCATCACATGCATGTAGTTGAACTGTATAATATGATACGCCAGACCAAGCGATTGTTGAATATAGATTCTCAATGTCGGATGGTCCGCATGGTAATGCTTTAATACTCAATGTCTGTGTATATCCTGTTGGATGGTCGTTGTATAAATCTACATTGAACTGAGAAATTTTAGTGTTGTTTGAATCGTAAAATTCAAAACGTGCCATATCCGCTTCAACAACTTGTCTATCTCCAGTTTGACCATTTAAGAAGTATAATACATAATTTTCTGAATCTTGTATATACTGAATACGTGGGGCATCTGTCAAAAATCTTGATGTTTCACTTTGTTCTGGCAGTGATGGATATGTCATCAAGTATTGATTTATTCTTGAGAAGTTCCAGTACGGATATAATGTATTGAGAGTCAATCCAGTACCGATGGTCGTGCCGATCTGCTGGTCAAAGTTCGGTAGTATTAGTTTCTCTTGTAATTGAAATGTACCACCGATATATTCAAAGTTTCCGCCAGTTGATGTATAACCAGAAGGGACACAACCATTGGCAGCGCACAATGGTAATTGTGTATAGTGATTCAAAACATTTGATGGTGCACTTAAACTTGCTTGTTCCCATTCACTATAAAATTCATTTGCAATAGTATAAGCCCAACCATATTTGAAATTTGCATATACAAGATTCTTATATGTGTTGTTAACATTAATTGTATCATTTGTAGTTGACCAATCTCCAAGCCAGTAGTAAAGATAGTGTTGAGGATTTGTATAATTAGAGATGTAATCATATGGTCTAATATTAAAATAGTAGGTATATGTGGAACCACTTTGATTTATATCATAAGGTACCACACTCATTCTACCAATCTTATCTGTTGATTCATATATATCTACCACTAATTGTAAAGACCCGAAATACGTGTCTCCAGTCAAAACAACTTGATATTGTTCGCCTCTTTGATAAACCATATCTGCACTTCTTCTAATCTGTGAGGTGCTATTTAATCCGTTTGCGTATAATGCTGGGTATCCAAATGTTGCCATATTAAATTCCTTCTATTGCGTTAATTAATTCTTCCACAGTTTTATCTGCAAGAATATTTGTTATTTCTTCATCAGATAATAAGTTCTCGATTGCAACATCTAACCAATTTGATGGTTTGATTCCAAACTTTTTTATATTTGTTTGAATTGCAAATGCAAAACTTACATCTTTAATGTATCTTCCTTTTTTATCTCTACCTTTTAATTTTCTATCTTTAATCCACTTAATAATTGCAGAGATTGGAACACCTTTCTTTCCAGCAAGACGGCCAGATTGTACAAATTGACCATAGTCATTCATCTCAATTGAAAGACCATCTTTTTTAGGTACAACTTTAATACTATCTTTCAAAGATCCAGAAGCAACTTTGTTTCCAATGCCTTGATATTTTGCAAAACCAAATGGATAGCGTCTTTCTTCTAACGCTTCTTTGAATATCTCTTGTACCTTAGGTGCTATTATACTATAATCCATTTTATCTTGCTTGTGTTACTGTTGCTATTACTGATGGTATTGCTGGAATATTTCCACTTGCTACTTCTGCTAATATGGTTGCGTTACCGTTTGTAAACTGATAACCCAATTCATAGTAGTCATTTGCTGCTGCTTCATCCAATATATTCACCGTCATTACCTGTGCAGTATTATTTGCTAATGCAACTTTTGTTGCACTATCACCGATATTAGTTCCGTTCTTTTTAAACCATACATATGCAGTATCAGCACCAGCAGATGTTTCAATCTGTGCTGAGAACTGAATGTTATATGTACCAGCACTTGCCATAGTTAATCTTGAACCACTAACAAGTGATACACCTGCTGCACTACCTGATGCATCAAAGTTCAATGAACCACTTACACCAGCACTTCCGCTTTGAGTTGTGTTTGACCAAAACTCTCCACAGTTAAACATCTTGTGACCATAGATATAAAAGTCACCAGAACTTGATGCAATTGTTAAAGAACCTGTCATATTCATAGAACCTGTAACCTCTGTATTTCCAATAAATCTATGTAAAGAACCAGATGCAACAAGAGAACCTGTTATGTTAACTGGTCCGACAATATAATGTTGTGAACCAGAAATATAAACAGATTGACTTACAACCAACTCGGATGGTATTCTTAATGCATGACCAAAGTTTGAAGCAGGACCAACACCTTTCTTAATCAATACTGGACCACCACCTGGTGAACCGATTGCAAACAAGTCATCACCTGTTGCATCACTTCCAACAAATGAATGGTTCTTAATACCGATTATTACAGACCTTGAACCACCTGTGTAGTTGTTGTTTGCTTCATGCATGAACAAGTTATTGTTACCAGAAACAAACTGATTACCAGCAGAGTTACCAACCATTACGTTTTGAGAACCTGATATAGTGCTGTTACCAGCGAATGTTCCAAAGAACACGTTGTCAGAACCTGAAGGTAATTGCCATCCAGCATCGTTACCGAAGAATTGGTTATCAGAACCTGAAAGAAGTGATTGACCTGCACCAGAACCTACTGCAGTATTTCTTCTACCGATTGTAAGTTGTCTTAATGACCATCTACCAAATGCAGTATTGTCTTGCTCTGTTACATTTTGTAATGCTTGACTACCAACTGCAGTTGATTGACTAGAACCAGATTTAATTGTGATACCGTTTATTGAACCAGTACCATTCATATTTAATGTACCTAGAATTGTTTGTGTTTGAGATATAGAACCAGTTTGAATAAATGCTCCTGTGTCAACAGATTGAACTGCAACACCATTAACTGTTAATGAACCAGTAATACTTGCAGAACCAGTTACGTTAAATGTTCCAGATACGTGTGTGTTTGAGTTATTATCAATCCAGAAACCTGTTCTTCTTGTTGCATCTGCTGTACCTGTACCAACAGCAAAAACGTTTGCTTGTGAAAATGCTAAACTTCCTGTATCGTTGAATCTACCAACAAATACAGAACCACCTTGACCTGCAGCGGTTGTACTTGATGCAGAAACAATAAGACCTTGACCAAATATTAATGTGTTTAATAATTGAGCATTATTTGAGTTAACATAAGAAGATGATACAGTTGTATTTTGACCACCTATCCAGTTTTGTGAAAAGTTTCTTGTTTGTGCACTCGATGCAGAACCTGATGCAAATAACACAAGACCAGTACCTTGAACAAAATTGTTTGTCAATGAAATACCATTTGTTGCTGCACTAAATGAACTTGATACTTCATTTCTAACTGTAAAACCATTAGCAATATTATTTTGATATGTAATAGATGAACTTGTATGTGTTAATGTTAATCCATTACCTAAAATTACGTTGGCTGTAATTTGTTGATTTGCTTTACCTGGTGTTACGTTTTGTGTTGATGTGAATAAACCAAGGATAACATTATTACTAATATTTCCAGAACCAGATTGATGATTTATAGTTACACCAGCATTAACGTTGTTATTGCTAAAACTAGGTAATGCTAATGAACTTGAAGTATATGCAAATGCTGGTGCTGTTTGAAAATAGTTACCAGTTGTATTTGGTAATGCAACAGAACTTGTTGTGATAGTTGGTATTGCTTGAACCAAATTATTTGAACCTCCAATATATCCATATGTTCCTTGTGTTACTAATGTATTTGCTCTATTTGATTGAAAGAAAATATTGTTAGAACCAGATACAACAATTGAACCAGTTACCTGAACATTCAAAGGAATTTGTCCAGCAAGGGTTGCGTTTGAAAAATAAACATTTGATTGAGATACTGGAGCAGATTCAGAAATATATGCACCTGGTTGTACTGCTGCAGTACCATAAGATGATGATGCATACATCTTTAAAGCATCTGTAAAACTTCCAGAACCTTTTACACTAAGAGAACCTGTTATTTGAATATTGTTTGTTGTAGCCCAATAAGAACCTGTTTGTGCAAAGATGCTATCGCCACTTGTTCCACTTGTCCCTGCGGTGCCAGAGGTTCCTGAAGAACCATTACTTCCACTTGTTCCGCTACTTCCAGACGTACCTGAGGTTCCACTTGAACCATCAACACCAGACGTTCCAGAACTTCCTGATGTTCCACTTGTGCCACTAGAACCTGATGAACCGCTAGTCCCAGCAGTTCCTGAACTACCAGAAGAACCTGACGTACCAGATGTTCCACTAGACCCTGCGATCCCCGATGTTCCTGAAGACCCACTAGATCCTGAGGTGCCACTAGACCCTGAAGATCCTGAGGTTCCAGAGGTCCCAGAAGAACCACTGCTTCCGCTTGTTCCTGAGGTTCCTGATGAACCTGCTTGTCCGCTAGTACCAGACGTACCAGAGGAACCATTTATTCCAGAGGTTCCTGATGTACCAGATGAACCATTGGTTGTTCCTGTGAACAATACATTATTGAAATATATTGAACCAGTTAAGTTTATTGAAGAGTCAGATACTTGCAGAGGGATGTTATTTCCAAGACCATCTTGAACATATTGCAATGCGGTTGTAACACCTGTTTGTGAGTTTGCAAGTTTCAAAAGACCTTGGTAGGTATCCTTGACATTATTTCCAGTTAAAGCACTCATATATTAATTCGTTTTCATTTTTGTTATAAGTTTTCCCAATCTATTTGGATTTGTTCCCATAATAGAGCAATTTGTTCCCACGGATAATTAAACGCATCCTCAGGTAATACGCATCTATTATAGTCATGTGGTTGAGATAATGTTACGTTGAGAGTAAATCCACCTAACGTCGTCTCAAACCTTTCTAGAAATGGAGTACATGTTGCTCCAAATAATGTCTCATATTCTGATAAATACAATACCGTAAATATATCTTTACATATTTCTAGACAATCATTTAACACATCTTGCTGATTTTTGTAGTCATCATCAATCTGATCTAAAATGACAATAGAGAAATTAAGAAGTAATTCGTTCTGGGCTAAGGTTGTTTGACCTGGAACTACATACATCTTGGTATATCTTGGTTCTTTTTTTGTTTCAATATCATTTGTGATTTGAGGTAGATCCCCATAACCAAATGAATTAATCTGTTCGTGTGCTCTAGCAATCTCCTTAAAATCTGCAATTACTTGTTTGTAATTTACATAGTTTGTTGATTGGGGTAGAGATAAACCAGAAAACGGGAGGACACAATCATTGTAGTCAAATGGCTGATTAATTGTAATCGAAAGCGTCCATCCCGCTAGTATGGTTTCGAACCTTTCTAAAAATGGGTTACATATTGACCCAAAGTCAGGTTCATAATAAACTGAGAAATTACCATATTGTTGTGTATAGGACTGATATAAAATTGTCCAAATATCTTTTGCAGTTTCCAAGGTATCACTCATCACATCTCTCTGGTTGGATAGGTCTGCATTAACCTGATCGCATATGATAATATCAAATTGATAAGTTAAAACATTCTGATTAAGCGTAACATCCTGTGGGAGAACATACATTCTGGTGTACCTTGGCTCCTTCTTGGTGTTTATATCCATCGTTATTTGTGCAAGATCCCCGAATCCAAATGAATTAATTTGTGGGTGATGGTATGCAATGCTGGATAAATCCGCTAATATTTGTTTATAGTTAGTCATCTAGTATAAAATATAAAAAATCCCTAACCTTTTGCCAAAGATGCTTTTGCGATTCTTGCTTCCTCTCTGTCTAAGGCGATTAGGTAACTCATCTGATTTAGGACCTCCATCAATTTTTTCTTGAGGATTGCGTCATGCTTTGTAATATCATTTTGTGATATTCTGTTAAGAACCACGTACCAACCGAATGTTTTTTGGAACGCATTTTCAGGACCATCCTCCACATCGTCCAGATCATTTTGATCTTCTCCCATCTCGATAGCGTCAACGTCGAATATGATTGGATATAACTTAAATATTTCTTTGCGTAGTTGATAAAAAAAAACTGTGCTCCTAGCAAAACATGAATATTCATCTTCTTCTTGAATATCTCTGCTCGTTTCTTCATTGTCTCCACATCATACGGTTCAATGTCATAGTTGTGTCTAGATCTTTCTTCGGTAATTGGTCTATATAAAATTGCTGCTATGTAATGCAGTAAATCCAACAGTTCTTTCTGTGGCTTATTTGAGATGGTATCTAGGTCCACAAATTCTGCGAAGGTCATATCCTTCCAGTTTGGGAGAAACCCGTAATTTACCCCATCTATTTCAACCCTATCGATAAGCGGTGGATTCTCTTTTGGAATAAGAGTCATTACATATGCTGCTAGTGTTTCAATATCTTGGTATTCACACTCAATCAATGTTTGATATGGTGCATCTGAAACTATACTCAATATCTTTGCTGCAAAATAATTGTCATCAGATATATCTTTTATTTTGAATATCTTAACGTAATCTTCAATTGAGATAACATCATTTATGACATATTGATTCTCATCAATTTTAAATTTAATCATATAAATGCAATAGCATATTTTCCAGTTGCTTTCTGGTTTTTAACTTCGGGTAACATCCTCATCATGAATGCATCTGATAAGTCAGGGGATTTTCCCAGTATCTTTTTCATCTCGTCTTTGGATGTGACTTGTACTTTATTGTCTTTGTCTACGTCTTTAAGTTTAACGGATAATAGTTCCTGAGTCAAGTCATCTATAATACTTGTATCAAGAATGTTTATGCTGATCTTTCCTTCTTTAAATAACTCAGCCAGTTTCACATAGCATTGAGATTTAAGATTGGAAAAGTTCTGATCAAATAGTGGTCTTGCATTGTTCACAAAGTTTGTTCCACGGATTTGATCTGCAACGCCACCACCGACACCATCACTATCCACAATGATATTGGATGGATGTATTCCGTGTTTGCTTATTAGTTCCCTTATATGCTGAGATAATTCTGTTGTTGATAGTTTTGTATATACAAGCACTTCAACCGCAGCCAATCCCACCCAAACAATGCAGACAGATCTATCAGATCCAAATCTCGCAACGTCAACCGAGATATATTTCTTTTCTGTAATGTTTGGTGCAAACTTGAATACACTATTCGCAATATCATCATAACGAAATAACGAATCAGATTCATCCAAGTAGTTCCAATCTCCTTCCAGCAATCTTTTGCGTTGTTGTGGTGGGAGGGATTGCAGCATCTCAATATAAGATTGAGGTAAGTGTGGATTATCCATTGGCAATGAAGCAATAAACTTCTTGTTGTTTTGGATACTCCCTTCAATTGATGGCAAATAAAACTCACCTTTGATCCAGTTATTGGAAGGGTTACATGTTAATAATATTTTTGGTATCAAGGAATATTCCGTGAGTTTATAACGGATTCTTGATTTTACAATTGAATATGCAAGTGGTGTGATCTGTGCTGCTTCATCAATAAATGCTGCAGTTAATTCTAGACCACCTAATTGATCGAAGTTAGGATCTGATGGTTTGTATTCCAGATCCTTTAGAATAATTTCTGATTTGTTGTAGAACGTAACCACATTGCTTTGTCCATTGTAAACATAATGTTCATCTGCTTTGAGTCCCATTCTTTGCATCACTTCAAATAAAGTATTGAGAGATGTTTGCTTGAGTGTTGCAAGAACTGTTCTACCAAGTAATGTTCTGATACCAGGATATTGCAAACAGATTGTGGCCAGCCACAATGCACCGAGCATACTCTTTCCACCACCAGCCGATCCCCCGAATAACACTTCTGTAGTTGTGTTATCAAAGAGATATTTCCACGCTATTGTCTGCTTCTTTGTTAAGTTTATATCTGGCATTAGTTATGAACGTATAATATCTTATCTATTTTTGTTATTGGCATAAAGTGATCGGTTATGCTGATTAAGTATTTTTGAAGGAAAGTAAAATCAGATTCTGGATATGTTACATCCAAAAGCATATCACCTATTCTTTCTCTCTTATACATTGAACAACCAATATCAATCCACCCTAATTCTATTTTTGTTTTGACTGGCATATAACTATTGTTGATAAGGTTATGTACCATATTACAATAAACAAAGTTTGTGTTCTCTTTTTTTCCAGCGTTTAGAAAATCATCAACAAATGTTGGCATGTAGTAATTGTCTTCGCCTGTCATTACAACCCAATCTTCTGTTGCATTTTGCAAACCATAATTTCTTGGAGTATGTCCCCAGTCATTATGTCTTTGTTCCAATCTTGTGAACTTAACTCTGTCATCATTGATGTGACGAACAAATGCAATTATTTTATTATTCGTTTCATCTGGTGGATAATCTGCAACAATGTGTGCTTTCCAGTTTGGATTTGTCTGAGCAAGAAGGGAACCGACCAATGAAATTAGATGGCCTGTTCTCTCGTATGCTGGTATTATAAATTCTATATTCATAGTAAAATATGAAGTTTTTAGGGAGGCAATAGCAAAAAAATTAATCGGTTAGATTAATGTTAATTGATATTGGTTGTCCTGAAGATGTTATATCCACCTTCTTTGTTTCTAGTCCGTATAGTTTGGTTAGGTCAGCAAGAACTTCTCTCTCTACTCTTTTATTACCATTCTCCCTAGATCGTCTGAGTAGGTCAAAATACCTCTGCAACTGTTCTTCAATAATTTCATCGGTCTTTTGTTCGAACCTTGCTTTAAGTCGCGTCTTAACATCCGCCCAAATACTCGCAGACGCACGCTCACTAATACCCCATCGTTTTGCTCCTTGTTCATGTACTTTTCAGCCAGCCCAGTGTA